CAATTATGTGGTCAAGTATTCCTACATTATAATCATGCAGATGGACAGTTTGCAAAGTCTAATTTGTATGATAAAAGACCTATGCTAGGAATAGTCAAATAACGTTGAACATCAACGCAATCTAATATAATCTGGAGATCTATGCTACAAAAGATAGGGTTTGCACCTGGTATAAATAAACAAATTACAGCAACAACAGCTGAAGGACAGTGGATAGACTGTGACAACGTTCGTTTTAGATATCAAACACCTGAAAAAATAGGTGGTTGGAAACAGCTAGGCGCAGATAATATTACTGGTGCAGCTAGAGCACTACATCAATTTACCAATAGTGTAGGACGAAAGTATTCTATTATAGGATCAAACAGAATTTTATACGCTTATTCAGGTGGTGTATTCTATGACATTCACCCAATTAAATCTACAAACACGCTTACTAACGCATTTAGCACAACCAACGGATCAGCCTCAGTTACAATAAACTTTTCAGGCGATCACGGTATACAAGCAGGAGATATAGTTTTACTAGACAACTTTTCATCTATCACAGATTCAAACTTTAGTGCTTCGGACTTTGATGACATAAGATTTATGGCAACTACTGTGCCATCGTCAAGCACTATTACAATAACTATGCCATCAGCAGAATCAGGATCTGGAGCAACACAATCAGGTGGTATTAGAGTTAGACATTATTACAGAGTTGGACCAGATGTACAGTCACAAGGTTTTGGTTGGTCTCTTGGATCTTGGGGCGGACAAGAAGTAGGAGCTTTTACAACAGTGTTATCATCAGACATAGATGCGTCTACAACAAGTATAACATTAAACGATGCATCACAGTTTCCATCATCAGGCACAAACTTTATACAGATAGGAACAGAGGAAATATCTTACACGGGTATATCTACAAATACACTAACAGGTGTAACAAGGGGTGTACGAAACACAACAGCAGCGTCTCACTCTGCAGGCGCCACAGTTACAAACACATCTAGTTTCGTAGCATGGGGTGAAGCAGCATCCGGAGACTTAATTGTAGATCCTGGTATGTGGTCCATTGATAATTTTGGTGACAAAGCTATTTGTTTAATTGTTGATGGTGAAGTATTTGAATGGAACTCTGCAGCGACAGATGCAACTAATTCAAGAGCGACTATTATTACTAACGCTCCAACTGCATCAAGACACATGCTCGTATCTACACCAGATAGACACTTAGTATTTTTTGGTACAGAAACAACGATTGGTGATAAATCAACTCAAGATGATATGTTTATTAGATTCTCTGCTGTTGAGGATATTAACACGTATACACCTACAGCAACTAATGATGCTGGCACACAGAGACTGGCCGACGGATCACGGATCATGGGAGCTATTAGAGGTAGAGATGCAATCTATGTTTACACAGACACAGCGCTATTCTTAATGCGTTTTGTTGGTCAACCTTTTACATTCTCATTTGTACAAGCAGGAACAAACTGTGGGTTGGCTGGTAAGAACGCAGCGGTAGAGGTAGATGGTGCTGCATACTGGTTTTCAGAGAATGGTTTCTTTAAATATGCAGGTGCTCTTGAATCACTACCATGTTTAGTAGAAGATCATGTTTATGATGATATTAATCTAGACTCTGGTAATCAAATGATTGCAGCAGGATTAAATAATTTGTTTGGTGAAATTATGTGGTTCTATCCATCAGCAAACTCATCTGTTGTAAATAAAATGGTTTGTTATAATTATTTTGACTCATCACCACAAAGACCAATATGGACAGTTGGAACTTTAGCAAGAACTGCTTGGGCTGACTCTGCTGTGTTTGGTAGCCCACACGCGTTAGAGTATGACGCAGATGGTGTTGAAGGATCTAGTTCATCTACATATGTGCAAGGAAACACAGATGGTATTTCAACATACTATCAACACGAAACAGGAACTGATCAAGTTAAAGGCGGAACAGTTACAGCAATTACAGCTAATATTACATCAGGAGACTTTGACATTACACAAAGAGTTCAAAGAGGCACGACTTCTACACTACCAGACTTAAGAGGTGATGGTGAGTTTATGATGAAGATAAGAAGATTTATACCTGATTTTATTTCACAGACAGGTGCAACTAGAGTTACGTTAAACTTAAGAAACTTTCCAAATGATACAGCTGCAAGCTCATCACTTGGACCTTTTGATATTACATCAAGCACACAGAAGGTAGACACTAGAGCTAGAGCAAGAGCCATTGCACTTAAAATAGAAAACACTAGCTCAGCACAAGATTGGAAGTTAGGAACATTTAGATTGGATATACAAGCAGATGGAAGAAGATAAAAAAATAATAGACTTTATAAAACCAACTGTTGAGTTTACTAAATCAGGTAGACAAGACATACCTAATACTCCTTTGGAAATAGATAAAACGACTTTAAATGCTTTAGTAGAAGCAGATATACCAATAACCGATAAATTAAATATTATAGCTAATATTTATTATGGAAAAAATAGAGATAAAATATTTTTTGATGATCAAGAAATATTTGTTGATGAGGGTAGTGGTAGAAGTAGAGATGTAGGTATTAAATATAATTTTGACGACGATGATGAAGGTATTGGTTTATTACTTAAAAAAAATATCGATACAGGTAAAGATGAAGCTAGACTTAAATTTTTAAAAAGATTTTTATCAGGAGGAGTAGTATAATGGCAAAGATAGTGCAAGTATTAACAAGACCTAGTAAAATATATAGACAAGAAGTGGCTGACGCACAGGTAAGAGACCTTGACGGTATTGTGCAAAAATTAAATACAACATATCAACAAGAATTAAAAGATGAAATGGAAGCTGAAAGCTTCTTTATAAATTAATGGCAAATAGTTTTATAAATAAAAAAGCAGATCTAACGACTACAAATCTTACGACACTATACACAGTGCCGTCGTTTAAAACATCTGTAGTAAAATCTATTTTGGTATCTGAAGATGCAGGATCAGGAGCTAATATAACAGTGACTTTAGTGGACGCATCGTCTAATATATTTAGCTTATTTAAGACAAAAGCTATATCTTCAAACACCACAACAGAGCTGCTTACACAACCTCTTGTTATGGAGGCGGGTGAGGCTTTGAAAGTCCAAGCTAGTGATGCAAATGAATTGCATGTCATAGCTTCAATATTAGAAATAGAACCAAGAGAGGTGGTATCGTAATGCAAACATTAAAACCAGAGAAGATAATAACAACTATATCTAACCTTAAAACAGGTGAGGTATATAAATCAGAGGACGAATGGAAGGCTAAAAACGTGCCAGAAGCGGAGATAAGAAGAGATATTAAAGTAATCATGCCTTCGCTTGATTTGTTCCCTAAAACCAAGTAATGTAATAAAATGGCGATAACTAGATCACAAATAGCACGACAATTATTAGCAGCAGGTGGAGTATCATTTGAATCACCTGGTAATACAACTTTACAAAGAGTTTTACCAAGAATGGATGGTCGAAGACCTGGATTCTATGGCCCTGATATGGGTGAGGGTGGCGCAGAGTCTAGCTTTGGACAAGACACATATAGCACAAGTGATGTAGATTTTGGTGGAGAATCAGGTGGGTCAGACGCACAATTTGATGCTGCTGCTGAAGCAATAGCAGCAAGAACACCTAGTGGAGCAGCTACATCTAGAGCGAACATTTTAAAAAAACAAATAGATTATATGCGTGGAGACACAAATCTTTTTGGTCTTGTGAATCCATTTAAAGGACCGGCTGTGGATGTATACGACAAAAATTTTATTGGCCCCGATCTAGATCAACTTGGTATGTCCGGTAAAGATTTAACTAGAACTAGAGATATACAAGAAGCATTAGATGAATTTCAAAAAACAGGTCAATTATCTCAAGATAGATTTAATGAAGTTTTTGGAGCACAAAAACCTACAACACCAGGTGGTGATAACGAAGTTATAGTTCGTAAACCTATAATTCCAAAATTACCTACAGATATAGAACCTGAGAAAAGTGATTATGCAGAGTTCGTACAAAGATTTACATTACCTGAAAGATTTAGATTAGCAGAAGGTGGAGAACCAAGACAAGCATATGGTTTAGGTAAGTTAGTTAAAAAAGTTACAGGCGCTGTTAAGAAAGTTGCTAAATCAGATTTAGGTAAAGCTGCGTTAGCGGGTGCAGCTATTTATGGTTTAGGTGGTGGTACATTTTTTGGAAAAACATTACCAGGAGTAGGAACAAGCGGAGGTTTTGCTTTTAGAAATATAGCACCTAATTTATTTGGTGTAGCAGGCGCAGGCGAATTTGGTGGATCAGAAGGTATACTAGGTGCTTTAAAATTAACTGGAGGTTTTGGTTCTAAAATGCCAACAGCTCTTGGTGCGATTGCTGGAGCCACTGCACTAACAGGCGCACTAACACCTAAACAAGAAGAAGAAGTAGACTCACTATCTAGCAGAATAGCCGATAAAACAGGTATCGATGTAGCGCAGATTAGAAAAGAAGTTCAAGAAGCTTACGCATCCGGTAACACAGAAAAATTAAGAACTAAATATCCTTTCCTAATTACTGAATCAGCTGCAGCGGCTGATGGTGGTAGGATAGAAAAAGCCATAGGCGGTGCCATAAACGAAGAGGATGAAATGCTTAATCTAGGTGGTAATGAGATGGATCTTAGAGGCGGTGGTTTTGTACCATTAGGAGAATATGAGAAAAAAGACGATGTGCCAGCAAGATTATCTAAAAATGAGTTTGTATTTACAGCTGATGCCGTAAGAGCAGCAGGTGGAGGAAGTGTTGATAGAGGCGCAGATTTAATGTATAAAACAATGAAACAACTGGAGAATAAAGTAG